GTCGTCCTCGAGGACGGCGGCAAGATCCGGCACTTCCGCTCGGATCAGGTGAGAGTTTTGGACAATCCGACGATGGACATCGTCAACGAAGGATTTAAGGGCGCCGAGCCGGCTTAACAACAGCTCGGGGGAGCTGGCGGCAGCGCAGTCGCACCGGAGCGGCGCCCTTTTACAACTTGGAGGAGAGGAGCGCAGCGGAGTCTGCGCAGTGGAATGGAAGAGAACGCACATAAGTCGCGCTTTAAGCCGACCCCGCATCCGGTCATGCAGATCGACGCCGATTTGCTGGCCAAGCTGGGACCGGAGACCGGCTGGGAATACCTAAAACGGCGCGAAGAGCTGATCGCGCGGGAAGCCGCTGATCCGTTTAGATTCGGCTACGTCCCGCCGGTGTGGAAACGCGCGTCCGAGCTGCTCGAGAAGCACCGCGAGATTTTAGTGATGGGCGGAAACCGCAGCGGCAAGACCGAGTGGGCGGCGAAGGAGGTCATCAAGACCCTCTACGGAAAACCCGGCTCGACCGCATGGTGCTTTCAAACGACCGCTCCAAACTGCATTGAGCTGATGATGCCGCGCGTCTGGAAATACCTTCCGCCGGAATGGCGCAATGCGCGCAAATCGCAGGTCACCAATATCACTTACTCGGTCAAAGGCGGATTTACCGAATCCAAGTTCGTTGCCCCGAATGGCTCGCAGTGCATCTTCCGCAATTACGCGCAAGACCCAAGCACGATTGAGGGCGGCGAAATCGACTTCGCCTGGTGCGACGAATTGGTTCCGCTGGATGTCCTCGAGACCGTTCGCTTCCGCCTCGTAGACCGCAACGGCAAGCTCGCCGTGACGTTTACGCCAGTGCAGGGCTGGTCGCCTACGGTCGCCGACTATCTCAACGGCGCCCGCACCGTTGTCGATGCAGATGCCGAGCTGCTTCGCATCAAAAACGACAAGGGCGAAGTCTCCGGCTATGAAAAGGTGCCCATCGAGCAGATTAACCCGAAGGGCCGTCCGATCCTGTATTTCCACACCAAGTCAAATCCTTGGGCGGGCTGGGACCGAATGCGCCGGGAGCTGCAGAGCGAGACCAAGGAAAAGATCCTCACGCGCGCGTATGGCGTGCCGACAAAAGCCATCGCCGGCCGCTTCCCGCTGTTCAATCCGAAAGTCCACGTCATTCGTCATTCGGAAATACCGAACGGCACCCGCTACCACTGGGTCGATCCGGCCAGTGGCAAGAACTGGTCGATGCTCTGGACCGTCTTCGACCCCGCCGGCCGCATCATAATATACAGGGAGTGGCCAAATCAGACAGATTACATAGAGGGCGTTGGCTACGCAGGCGAGTGGGCGCTGCCGGACGGCAAGAAGCTCGACGGACGCCCAGGTCCGGCACAGCAAGACTTCGGCTTCGGTCTGGAACGCTACAAAGACGAGATCCTTCGCGTCGAAAATGGCGAGGAGATCTACGAGCGCTGGATGGACAGTCGTTACGGCAATTCCAAGACCCTTGGTAAGGAGGCGCCGACAACGCTCATCGACGAGATGGCCAACCTCGATATGTTCTTCACCGCAACCCCGGGCGACAGCATTGACGAGGGTGTCGGCATGATCAATGACGCCTTGTCATACAACCCAGAGAAGCCGGTGGACGCGCGCAACCAGCCAAGGTTGTACATCAGCGAAAACTGCAAGAACACGATCTACGCGCTGCAGACATATACCGGAGCTGACTCAAAGCACGGCGCGGTCAAAGACTGGGTAGACCTTTGTCGCTATATTTGCCTCTCGGACGCGATGTACGTTGACGACAACGCCATGAAGTCCCGCGGAGGCGGCGCCTACTAATGACCAAGCTCTCGCCACCGCCGCCAACCAAGGACCGCTTCGCTTGGAATCGCAGCGACGAGCCCAAGTGCGGCATCTGCCGCAAGCTCATCAGCGCCGACGATGTCCACGGCCGCGACATCCACCTCGGATACATCTGCAAAGAATGCGGCCCGCACCTCTGCCGCGCCATCGAGGTAATGACCTTCGTCCAATTTCACTCTCCCCAATAACCAACCAAAACTATGATATGTCTAAAACGTAAACATGTCCTCAGCGACATGTACAAAAAACCCGAAGATTTCGACATTGAAAGCGCCCTCGCCTTCCCGCGCGAATCTGCGCCGGCCGCATGGCTTGCTGTGATGCTCAATCTGCAAGACCGCATCGCGGACGCCACGCTGCTGGTCTCCAACATGGCGACCAGCAAGGAACACGGCCTAGTTGCCCACGCCGCCGGCCAGTTGAACGCATTGCAGGAGCTGTGGGACGACCTCGAGCAACGCCGCGCCGAGGCAAGCAAGTTGGCATAGATGTCGCGGTTCTGCCATAGTGCTGCCATGCGAAAGGACAGGGCGCACTTCCTATCTTCACTCAGCTTCCTAGTTGTTTATGCGGGCATCATGGCAACGCTATGGACGGCGGTTGGCGCCTACGTCGGAGATTCGCATTGGGGCTGGATTGCGCTGTCCGCCGCCGTCTTAGCAGCAGGGTTCGCCAGCACGCTCTACTTCGACAGGAAGTGGATGCGGTAGTTGTCGTAAAACGTCATCAATGATGCGCAAAGGTGGGCGCTTTGCAGGGCCGCGCATCACCAAAGCGATATTACCGCTCGGGTATAGCGAAGTCGCCGATAGCCCGCTTTACAGAGTGTCGCCGAACAACCACTTCCCGATCGGGTATATGTATCGTTAAGTGATACTTTCACTACGACATCCTGCCGGCGCCAGTCTAAACCCTGACACAAAAACACCCCAAGAATTGTGTCACAAAATGGCATCACTTTTTGTGATCTGTATTCATTCCTGTCCCGCACCAACAGCATAGGAATTAAGCCATCCGCGCAAAGGCCTGGGACAATCCGTCACCCCCCCTTTAAAAATAATGCTGTACAAGTGTACAGCTACGGCTCATAATCAGGTTATCAAATGAGGAGTGCGCCGCTGTGTCGGCGCTGTGGTTTGTTTGATCGGTCTGGTGCCCGCTGCACCTGGTAACCGCTTGGAGGGTAAATCCATGGAGGAAGGTAAGGCTGTCGATCAGGCAGCAGGAGAAGGTTCGGACATATTGGCAGAAGCTCTTGGCAACTTGGGGATGAACCCCGAGCCGCCGAAGGCCGAAAAGCCGTCCGAAGAAGAAGAAAGCGATCTTTCACAGACTGAAGAGACGCCGGACGCCGAGGAGCAATCCGCGGAGCCGGCCGAAGATGTCTCGGAGACCGAGGAAGAAAAAGCCGAGGAAGCCGAGGACGAGGACGAAGGCGACGATGCCGTGCCGCGGGAGAAAATCCAGCGCCGCATCGACAAGCTCACTGCAGCCCGCAAGTCCGCAGAGGAAAAAGCCGCAGCCCTAGCCGCCGAGGCGGAAGAGGCCAAGCGCAAGGTCAGCGAATACGAGGCGCAGCTCAACGAAGCTGCCCGACCTGTCCTTTCGCCTACGGCGGACAATCCCCTCGCCGATGTGGACACCGAGGAAGCGCTCGAAGCGAAAATCAAAAGCGCTCAGGAGGTTCGCCGCTGGGCTCTAAAAAATACTGACGGCGCCACCGTCCGTAAGCCTGACGGAAGTGAGGTTTACTTGGACGCCGACCAGGTCAAAGACTATCTGCTCAAGGCAGATGACGTTTTGACCATCCATGGTCCCGCCCGCAAACAATGGCTCGCCCAGCGCGCGCCGGCAGTAGAAGCGGCCAAGAACATATTCCCCGACATCTTCGTCAAAGGAACGCCTATGCAAAAAGCGTTCGAGGCCACCGTTAAGCAGGCGCCGGAATTACTCAAGGTTCCCCAAGTGGAATACTGGGTCGGTCTTGCGCTGTATGGCGAACAGCAGTTGATGGCCAAGCAACAAGCCGAAGCCGCCAAGGCCAAAGCCGCCAAGAAAGTCTCTTCGTCGAAGGAAATCGCCAGAACGCCTACTCCCGCACAGCCGGTCAGCGCAGCGAAATCTTCCACCAGCAACAAGGGCACAAAAGCCCTGAGAGCGCTGCGTGGTGATTCAATGAGCGACATCGAGTCGTTCGTCGCCAACGCGCTCTTGTAAGGAAACCCTAACAAGAAAGACCAACAATCATGTCACAAGGAACTGTGTTCCCCAACTTCAGCGGCCTTCGCGAAGACCTCGCTGATGTTATCTCCATTGTGGACAATAAAAATTGTCCTGTCACCAGCACTGCCCGCAAAGGCGCCGATATTACCAATCCTGGCGTTTTTTCCTGGCAGGCCGACGAATATAAGGAGCCTTCGTTTGACGGCGTCCTGACCAACTCTGACGTTGCCACCTTCGACGACGCCAGCTCGACCCGCGCTCTGCTTTCCGGCCGTGCGCAAAAATTCCGCCGCTCGGTGAAGGTCGATGACTACACCCAGATCAGCGACATCGCAGGCATCGGCAAAAATAAAAGTTTTGCACATGCGGTTTCCAAGAGCTTGGTCGAACTGAAACGCGATATTGAATCGGCGGTCTGTTCGGATCGCGATTCGCAGGAGCAGTCCGGCACCAATCCCTACCGCACGCGCGGCTTGGGTTCGTGGATCAATGCCTCGGCGCAATCTGACCTCCCGGTCAGCAGCGCTTTCCGCACCCCGGCTGGCAGCATCAATACGACTGCGACCGGCTCGTTGACCGAGAGCGAAGTCCAGAGCGTGCTCCAGAGCATGTACACCGTGACCGGCACCATGAACAACATGATGCTCGTCTGCGGCCCCGAGTTGAAGCGCGCTATCTCGGCCTTTACGAGGTTCAGTGGCGGAACTGACAACAAGGCCGGTCTCTCGATCCGCACCTTCAGTCAGAGCGCCGAGTCCAAAACCATCATTGCCGCTATCGATTCGTTCCACGGCGATTTTGGCGTCTTGGACATCGTCCCGACCTTGTTCAACGCCAAGGACCAAGCGGAAGCCTCGCAGCTTCGCCGCGGTTATGTCCTGAGCCCCGAGCAGATCGAGCTGCGTTATGGTCGTCGCCCGCGCTTCCAAGAGCTGGAAGACATGGGTGGTGGCAAGCGCGCTTTGGTCGATGCTATCGCCGCGCTCGTCTGCATGAACCCGAAGGGCTTGGCGAAGTTCGCCGCTACTTCCTAGTCGTTAACAATCAACACGGAGAAATAGCGTAACATGAAACTGTACGAACTGCCCGCCGAAACCAAAGCCGCAACCGGCTTTACGCACAAGGCGATCATCACCCACGAAGACCTGACAACGTCCGCGGACAACACGGCGCAAGATGTGAAAATCATCACCATGCCGGCGAAGTCCGTTGTGACCCGCGTCGCTCTTCACCTCAAGACGCCGTTCCAGAAGACCGGCACCGCCGCCTACAACACCAATGCCGTTATCATTGGTGACAGTGGCGACACCGACCGCTGGATGACTTCCACCGAAGTCAACGTCAACGGTTCCGAGGTGCTGGCCAAGGTTCAGCCCTCGACCATCCCTGCCGCATATGTCACGGCGACCGACATCAACGCGAACTTCGCGTCGATGGCGTCCTATGACCTAGCCGAACTCGACGCTGGTGAACTCCACGTCTTCTTCGCCAAGGCAGAGCTGGCCGACTACTAGTCTGTCTTAACACACTGCGGCCCCTTCGGGGGCTGCAGCAGTTAGGATGGCAGAGCAACTATGGGGTGAGCTTGTCGCCGACTTGGGCGACGAGATGCAGCATCTGGTCAAAGAGGAATTGCTGCGCGGTTGGCATGCGGACGCCGTCTTGGCTGCCACACGCCAGCGCCGCATTGCCGAAGCCAACAGCCGTCTTGAGAACTGCGCCATCGAAGGCATCGGCGCCCGCGACATGAGCATCGACGCCGACACCTACTTCGCTTGGCAAGGCGTCAACCCCGGGTGCTGGCAAGACCGCGACTTCCGCAACTGGTTCAAAAAGAAAAACCCTGAGTCGGTCGTCAAATACACGCCGCGCAAGACCACCATCCTCGTCCCGTGAAAAAAATCGACCGCGACAAAATCACCGAAATCCTCTCGGAGGTCGATCAGGCCGACGCCGACGCCAGCACCTATACCCAGCGCAAGCTCAGAAACTGGAACACGCGATACTGTATCTGGCCGGGGCAGAGCGAAGACGGCCGCAAGCATCCGTCCTCAACCGGCAAGGCTTGCTTCCCGTGGCCCCACAGTTCCGATGTCCGCATCCGCCTCGCCGACCAGATCGTCCGCGACCATGTGGCGATGCTGGTCAACGCATTCTTCAAGAGTCGCGTCCAAGTGCAGCCGGTCGAGAGCATGGACGCCGTCAAACGCACCACCGCGGAGACCGTGCTCAAGTGGCTCCTCTTCCAGCACTGCCTGGACGATTTGCGCAGGGAGGTCCGCCTCGCAGCCGAATTCCGCGAGACTTACGGACTCTCGGTCATGGCCATCGACTGGCAGACCACCACACGCACCGAGATCAAGACCTTCACCATGGACGACGCCATGGCGATGCTGCAGGAGACCCAAGACCCAAACTTGCGGGCGCTTCTCGAGGTCGTCCTAGACCCGTTGCAAGAAGAACTCGCCGCGCAGCTCCTTGGCGAAGTCATCCCCGAGCTGGGCAACGTCACCAAGGTCCGCCAATTCCGCGAAAAAGGATCGGTCGAATGGGAGTCGCCTTACATTTTTGAAAACAAGCCGGTCTGGACGGCGCTCGAGGCATTCGAGGATGTCATCTTTCCGATCCAGACCTACAGCCTGCAGCGCGCCGCCTTCATTGCCCGCCGCGAGCTTCTGACCGAGGTCGAACTCCGCGAGCGCGCCGCCGTCGAGGGCTGGGACGAGGACTGGACCGAGCGCGTAAGCAAGCACAAAGGCGAAATGCGTCGCATCTCGGTGAACCTGCACCGCACCGACCAATTTCTCTACGAACAGTTAAGGGACATGATCGAAGTCTGGCATGTTTACCGGAAGGAGAATGACGAGAAGACCGGCGCAGTGCGCGTCACACGGTCCATCATGTCCTTCCACGTTCCCGACAAAGTCGGCATCCACGAGATCCTTCCCTATAGCCATGGACTATATCCATTCGTAGAGCTTCCTCGCGAACGCAGCACGCGCCCTCTCCTTGAGTCCCGCGGCGTGCCGGAGATCTGCCAGACGCACCAGCAGGAGATCAAGGTGCAGCGCGACGCCCGGGTCGATGCCACATCGTTGCAGACGCTTCCGCCAATTCGCACACCGGCGAACCGCGGGAAATTCGACCTCATCTTGGGCCCAGGCGTGCAAATCCCCGAGCGGCGCCAAGGCGAGGTCTCCTTCATGGAGCCTCCGCGGCCGAGCCAAGGAAGCATCGAAGTCGAGAATGCCGCCCGCATCGACATCAACAACTACTTCGGCCGGATGGCTGACGGCGTGCCACCGCAGCTCGCCATGCTGCACACGCAGGAGATGATCGATAGCTGGCTCATCGACATGAAGCTCTGCATCGCGCAGACCATGGCGCTGGCGCAGCAGTATATGTCGCCCGAAGAGGTCGCCCGAGTGACCGGCAACCAGCTTCCCTTTAACGCCTCGCCGGCCGACATCCGCGGCAGGTTTGATATCACGG